CAGATATAGATCCGTTCGATTCTGGTTTTAAAGAGCCAGACTGAGTGGCTTCCATATCATATTGATAATTTGAATTAAGATTTGTCATTTCAGTTTGATCAGATGATAATGATGCTCTAACATCACCTTGGATTTGATACCATTTTAATAAACGAACATTTCTAATTCTTGATACTAAAGTAGCATAACTTCTAAAATTGGAAACTAAAGTAGAAGCAGTTACATTGGTGTCTGAAATATCATTAGCATATGTTTGAGTTGCATAACCACTAGCATTACCACCAGTAATATCAGTTTGGAACGGCTGGTTGCCACTGTGCCAGACGATTCCGCTATTATAGTGTTTAAATGTTGCTTCTGCGGAAGCAGTGATATTCGTTTTTGTTATAATATCGCTAGCATTTGTCATTCTTTAACCTTTGCATTAGTGTTTTTGGTGCTGCACAGATATCTCCCTGCCACTTCAATTGGTGACAGTCGCTATTACAGATATCAAATACATCACAGGTATAGCAACGAGGGTCTCTTTCTATCTCGCATGTAATGTTATTTATTCTTCCTCTGGCGGAGAGTAGAGTTCTAATAGGCTGAGATATATCTCCAAAGCCATTACCTACTGCAGCATTCGGACATCCAGCCACAGTTCCATCGGCATTAATTGTAAAGATTTTTTGCTCACAATCTCTGCAGCGAACTCCACCATGTATTCCTTTAGTTATAGAGGAATAGATACCCTCTAAGAGGACATCTTTATATTTAGGTTTTATTGTCTGATAGGTTTCATGCATTCTAACGAACCAGTCGTCTTGATCTTTATTTGCAGGAAAAATATGAGTGTTTTTAAGAGCCGAGCCATCGTGGGTTAGTCGTTCAAACTGTACCCAATTAACACCTAGCGTATTGAGCCAGAGAACTAACTCAGTTGTATCCATTTCTAGAAGTTGTTTGTTTAGGCTGACATTCAGAGTAATATTATGCCCAGCATCTACTACAGTTTGAAGATTCTTTCTCCAAAGTTTTTCTTGTTTTTCATTCTCAAATCGAATACCCTTATCCCAAGAAGTGCAGAATCCATTCTTTAGAACAGTTTTGAAAAACTGCATATGGTCTTCTGTTAAATTAAAACATAGATTAGTCGAGCAAGACCAGTTAAGATTGGGAAATAGTTTTGATACCTTATCCCAGACATAGTACATATCATCTAGTGGAGCAAGAAATGGTTCTCCTCCGTGAAATGTAATATTCCCACCATTAAAAGATGGGCATTCCTCGTGGAGTCGTTCAAACCACTCTACAGTATTTTGGGGATTAAAGTATATCTTTTTGCCGTTGACACCATTTGTAAAACAGTGCTGGCAATTTAATTGGCAAGTCTCAGTGGTCTTGAGATAGACCACTAAGTCTTTTGGGATTAGTATATCTGAAAGAGATACATTTGTCTTATGAAAGACGATTGGTTGAGATGTCATAAAGCATTATAAAATCACACATTCAACAAGTTTAACAGATCGTTCTTCATTTGTTTCTAAAGAGATAGCAAAACTATTAATAGTATCACCATGGACACCTTTACCATCTTGATTACAAATTAGTGGTTGTCCTTTACGGATTGGTCCAACAACTTTAACTGGAACACGACCACGAAGTGCAATTGCTTGTCCATCTAATTCATCGTTCATGATAAATGCTGGGTTTGTAGAAACAACACCAAGCACTCTTTGACCAGTAGTATAAGAAGCAGTTCCCTCAGCATCACCTGCAGAAGCAACAACAATAACTGTTCCTGGTTCATATTCTTGATCAGTTGTATATTTTTCTGCCAAGTCAGCGTAACGAGCAGAAGTAGAAGTACCGTAGATAACAGCAAATCTATTTGCTGACTGTCCAATATCACCAGAACCATTAGTTCCAGTTTTAACAATGTAATCTACAGATGGATTTGACGAACCAGTAATAGTTGGGTTGCCATCAACACCACTACCATTAGTAATAGAAATATTAGTTCCTGCAGTCAATGTTCGTTCGGTAACAGAACCTGTTCCAAGACGAACATAAAAACCAGTTGATGTCGTTGCGCCAGCTATAGCAGTAAGTTCATTTGAGAATGGTTGCACATCGGCACCAATAACTAAACCTAAGTTAGTTCTTGCTTGGTTTACAGATGTCGCTGCAGTACCACCAGAAGCAATTGCTAATGCTGAAGTTAGTGTAACAGATCCACCAGTAATAGTAACATTGTTTGCAGCTTGAGTAGCCATCGTTCCTAAACCGAGAGCAGTTCTAGCTGCAGAGTCAGTTGTAGCACCAGTACCACCATTATTAATCGCAACAACACCATCCACATTGGTTGCATTACCTGTCACAGTTCCAGTTAGGTTACCTGTAACATTACCTGTAACAGCACCAACTAAATTAGCAGTAATAATATTTGCGGAAAAATTACCAGAAGATCTAATGACAACAGAGTTTCCACTAGTGTCTGAACTGCTGGTATTTAAACCATCTAGTAAGTCAGCGTCTAGTCCAGATCCTACACCATCAACTGTTTTAACTTTAGTGAGCACATCTGCAGCAGTGTATGTAGCTGTTGCTAGTTTTGTTCCCACCTCAGTGTTTAGGTTATCAAAGTTAGCATCTGCCTCTGCAATAGTTAGCGGACTGCCTTTTACACTGCGAAGTACGATTGTTGCCATTATTGTTTACCCTTAATAAGCATTGCGAGCATTTCTTTTATCTCTGTTACATCTGACTCAATCTTTTCAATCTTATCAGCGTTTTGTTTAATTTGTTGATTCAATTCTTTAGCTGCATTTCTTTTATGCAAATAGTTTTCATATTCAATTCTATTTGTATTTATTACAGCTTTGCTGGATAGGTCTCTTACGAGACCATCCTTATTTTGTATGTTAACAAAACCTTCCATTATACGCAAGCGATTATACGAAGATCTTTAATTCTTGGAATTTCAGAACTATTAGAAGATTTCATAACAATCTTAATTTGAACTGCATCAAATGCTACCAAATCATCCAACGAATAAGATGCATCATAGAATTGTTCTTCTCCATTTGATGCAGTTGGAATAGCAGAGTCTATGGTCATTTGTTGATATGCAGCATTACCAAAAGGAACATTGGATCCAACAATATTAGTTTTGTACCATAATTCCACAGTAGCATCTGATGGAATATTAGCTGCAAATCTAACTCTTATATAATTAGAATGATTTGTAAGATTAATTCTCTTAGTTATGTATTTGCTATATGTAGAACTTTCGGATGGAGCATTTTCTGCGACAAATCTTTCTCTTTGTGTTATTGTTACATTACCTGTAACTGCTGTTGGAGCAGAGTCGAATGTGATAGAAGTGCCATCTGCAGCAACTGCTGTAATTAACTTGGTGCTTGTTCCAGAACTTGCGCCAGCGATAGTAAGATACTTACCAACAGTGGCAGTTTTAAATGCATCTTGCGCAGGAGCAATGTATGCGGTATATGTTAAACCAGTTGGAGTACCAGCAGTAGTAACAATAGCAGAGCCAGCAGTAGTAACTAAAGTAAAACCAGTCACAGAAGAACCAGAACCAGTAATGGCAGAAACTTGATATTGCGTGCCAGTAGCATAACCAGTAATAGTGCCAGTTCCACCTAGTGTACCAGTGATGGTAATTCTACTACCGACTACCAATGTAGTTGCAGTACAAGTAAATTGACCAGCTGTACCACCTATAGCTACACCAGATAAAGTTGCTGGTGAAGCAACTGCACTCGCTGCAGTTACAATAGTACTACCACTAATACTTATTGTAGGACTATTACTTATCAGTACATTGTAATCTAGACCAGCCACATTTAAATTAGTTTCAGAAGGATTATTAACTTTGTTTGAAATGGCAATTAAACTGGTTCTATGAGTATCAATAATTGGAGATAATGCATCATTAGTACTACTCATAACAATATTAAAATATGCTGATTTGTCACCATTCAATCCATTTGCTAAATCTGCATTCGCTTCGTTCTGCTCTGAAGCGATCATTCTTGGCGATTCAAAATAATTGGTTTCATTTGCAAGAACACCAATATAATCCGCATCTTGATCATATGCTGTTTGTGTAGTAGAATCAACAGATTTACCACTAGTTCCTTTAAATCCAAAAGTAATTGGTGTTTCAGAGAACGATTGAATTTGTACAGATGGTTGAACAGCATCAAATTGCATATGTCTTGTAGCTTTTACTGCAGTTCCACCACCATATCCAGATGCAGTTGCATCTGTTAGAAAGATACAGTAACTATCTAAATCAACATCACTAATTGTATGAGTTGTATTAAATCCAGCAAAGGGAATACCATTGACATCGGCAGAAACACCACTTATAGTTACAAAAGATCCAGATGGTATACCATGATTGTTGTGCCACACACGAACTTTGGCAACACCATTTCTAGTTTCGAATGGATTAGATGCCAATGTTACTTTTGATAGTGCATCGTTTTCGTAAACAATATTAGAATTAACACCTGTTTCAAACTGACAACGATAAATTGTAAACTTTAAATCTTGCGTTTGATCAGCAGTCCATGTTGTGGAGTTTTGTGATTTAAACAATGAACCAAGATATGGTTGCTCAGAAATAGTACGAGCAGTTCCTGGCATTTGATCACCGACCTGAGAAATCCAGACTCTATAATTATTTGAGTCTGATGCTAGAACGATAGCATACTCAGTATTTTCTTGAACATATACTGGACTAGGGAATGTAAATGTAGTTGGTGTATCATAAGAATTAACATCTACACCATCCAATAATACTGTGCTAGTAGAAAGATTTACTTTTTCTGGTTTTATAGTTACACGAGAAAATGGTAGAACTCGTTTTCCAGGATAGCCATTAACAACCTCACGGATTTCTAGTGTTACTGGAATACTTGAGTCTTTAGTTGCAAAGAAAATATCAACTTTACTTAAGAATGCACCACCAGCTTGATCAACTAAGAATGTTTGAGCAAGAGGATCCCACCAAGCAGTATTTGATACAACTCTCTGAGAAGTTTCAGTAATAACTCTATTTTCTTCTAATGGTTCTTGTGCCAACTCAGCGTTACGGACTGCATTAACTGTTCTTTGTTTAGTTTCAAGAACACCCTCAGCACGATAGTTTGATCTTGCACGAGAAGTAAATGTTCCATTTGCAGTGCTAACATCCACTAATTTTAGTTCACGGCTACCACAACGGAATCTTAATGAATCATTGTTTGGAATATTAAATAATAAATTCAATTCACCATTAAAGTTGGTAATCAAAGTGCTACCGAGTGCTTTAGTAGTAACTGTTCCAACAGTTCCAGTTGCTGCAGCTGCATATCCTAATGGGTTTGATGCAGTAATTGTTTCGCTAGTTGAAAATGTTCCTTGAATATTCACTACATATAATGCATATGTGTTAGCATCTGGATTATATTCCTTACCTACAACAACTGCTGTTGCTCCAGAAGTTCCACCAGTAATAACATCTCCACGATTTAAACAAACTTCAGAATCGCCAGCTATTCTTCGAGCAGCTGCTGTAGCATTTGATCCTACATTAGTTTGAGAATCAAATTTATCATGTGTTACTAACTTTAGTGCAGTAGTTGCTCCAGTAGGAGTATATTCTATCTTAGAAGCTGGTGTACAATATGTAGAAATATCAACACCATCAAAGAATGGATAGAAACGAGTATTTGGTTTTAACTTTTGAATTTGAACAAGAATATTTCTTGAACGAATATAAGGAATAGTGGCTGTAGAAAGAACACGATCAGCGACTACTTGTCTATCAATTTTAGTGACAAGATTAGTTTTTATACCTGTACGGGCTTGTCCAATTGGAGTAGCTGTAGTCGTAACAGTACCCCATGTTACCCAATTTCTACCACCAGTACTAAAGTTTTCTGTAGTGACAGTGCTTGTTCCAGACCATTGATTTTGCCATGCATTCCACACAGTACCAAGCACACCTGCTTTTTCAGCAAGAGTTGCCACTGTTGTAAAATTACCTTCAATATCAATAACAATATCTGGGCGACGATCTGTTTCAAACCAATCATCTGATGAAGGATTAATTTTAACATCACCAAGGAATGTAAATACAGCAAACGGATTAATGTTTTCTAAACGAGAAGCATATGATTGAGTAATAAGTGGTAGATCAGCTATTACTGGTAATGTGATAACATCACCATATAATTTGTAATTTGCTGCAGCACGATCACTATCAGCAGAAACACCCTCAACTAAGTTCACATTCTGCATTGCATAGAATGGGCGCAGTTCTCCCTTTTCCATATCAATAGAACACAAATAATCAGGTGATGTAGTGTCACCAGTACTATGCCCAGAGAAATTATCTACAATAAATCCATTTTTAAATCTATCTAAACCATCAGCATCTATAATATTTAAAGATTCTGTTTGTTGTTCTAATAATGATAGTGATGTATAGTATTCTAGATTATCAATTCGTTTTTCTAATTTACCGATATCACGCATAGTGTATCGTCTATTATCAATTCTAGTAACTTCAACATTACGACTTAATGTTCCAAATGTATATGGCTCTAGTGTTAGATTATAAAGAACTAAACCAAGATTTGGATCCAATGGCTCACCTGGATTTAGAGATGATACACCATCAACAGCAAAGAAATTGCCACCAAAGTCTACAGCAATTTTAGTTTTTCTTGCTAGGTAGTATGAGAAGTCAGTTGTAATATCAATACCACGCTTTGGCATTAATGTTATAGATGGGTTTGTACCAGTAAATCCTGTACCTTCATCATCAATCTTTGGTCTAAAGTCAATAACATCTCGCAAGGCAGTACCTTGGAAAAATGGTAAAGCACCATACTGAATAGATGCAGGATATGAGTCTTTGGTAAAATAGTCACCAGTTCCGTGAGTGAAGTAATCAAATGTTACTTCGATAGGTGCTTCTGGTGGAGCAAATGAATTTTTAAGAATTAATCTTGCTTGATCATAGTGAGTAGGTCTTTGACCATTATCAAAAATAAATCTATCTAAAATATCAATAGAGTAAGTAGCACCTGGAGACGCAAATGTACCAGATTTCATTTTAACAGAAATTAAACGGTAAGCATCACCCTTGCCAAGTAACAATTCAGTAACTTGTGCAGTGGATGCAGTGGTAAATGTTTTAGTTGCGCTTGGTATTAATGTTTTTGTCTTTTGTGTTAATGAAGCACCGCTTTTATTAACTGCTGCAATAACAAATACATTTCTACCATTTAATCCTGTGTCAACAGCAATTGTTGCATTTGCGCCAGATGGAGAAGCAGTCGCTGCAACAATAGCACCACCTGAAGTTGCATCAGTATCAATAACAGTATAGTTATCTTGGTCTGCAGCAGAAGCCATAGTTCCAGATGCAGTAGAAATAGAAATTGAACCAGCAGAAACGCTACTCGTAAATGTTTCGTATACAGTGTAAACTGTATCGCTTATACTTTCAATTGCATAGTATGGGAATGGGAATAGTAAAGAAGTATTTTCTGGCTCATATAATTGAGTTTCAACTCTATCAATTGTAACACCAGCAATAGCTGGGGTAAAAGCGGTATCAACAGTTAAAGAAATTTGAGAAGCAATTGCAGTGACTCTTCGTAAAGCAGTTCCCAAGAAAATGTAATCACCAACTTTAAGATCTGTTTGGAAAGAAGTACCATTACCAACAACAGTTGAAGTAGTATCGGCAACTGATGCAGAACCAATCAAACGAACCAATGTTCCAGATCCTACGGTAGTAGTTTTTTCAACATCAGCAGTGAAGTTTAAGTTTACATCGCTGCTAGAACCGACATGGTAAACTGATTTAACATCTCTGTTAAAGTCATATCCAGCACCCATCTGAACATCAAACAAACCTAGTTTGTAGATAGCAGTCTGTGTACCAATTGTTCCATTATGGTATTCCATAAAGCGAACACGAGCAGTACCAACAGCAGTTGCACTAGTTGGACCACCAATATTTCCAAGAGAAGAAGATACTCTGTTATAAAGAGTGACTTGTTTTAGTGTATTGATTCCTGGCGCACCATTAATATTAGTTACTAAAATATAGTTACCAACTGTGGCTGGAATTACTGCATTATTAACTGATACAGTATCTCTTGCTTTTTGAACTGTTACATATTCAGTTGAAGGTTTTTCAATTTCATAACCTTGGACATACGCTTTTCCAGGTTCTAAACCAATTGCCAGTTTTGCTTCATTGGCTTGTTGCGTCCCAAGATTTTCTGAAGTTCCAGGAGTATAAACACCACGATTGTATTCTGGTGTTTCAGTATATTCCCATTGAATACCTGAAGTACCAACACCACTAACAGATCCGTCATAAACAAGACCAGCAGTATGAGTTGGTGGGGTGCTGTTAGAAGAAGTTCCAGAATTTTTAGCGACATATGTATAACCACTATTGGTTACAACATCACCATTTAAATATACACGACCTGTTGTCCATGCTGCACGATTATTATTTCTATAATCACGAACATCGATTTCAAAATTCTTAACTGTGTAGTTACCAGACTCATCGTATGTTCTATGAGCAAATTCTTTTTCAAGATATGAGTATTCTGACTTATCAACTATTTTTTGAGTTTGTCCACCACCAGTACGAAGTAGTTCAATAAAATCTGTATCTAATATGCTATCTAATGAAAGTTTTGTTAGTACTGCATCGATGTAGTAACGATGCGCACCTGGAGCAGCATAGTTAAATGAATTTTGTGCGTTATCAAAAAGAGTGCCGTCTTCTTCTGCAGTAACGATAGACTCAGAAGTTACTAGACCAATTCTATAAGATGGCGTATTTGTAAATTTGTCAAGGATAATGGTTTGTTCTGGAACAAGAACAAAATGTCCTTTAATATAATAAACACCTTGTTGAATAGTTGCAAGAGAACCCAGTCCTGTTGCAGACGATGTTGCAGCTTGAACTGAAAACTGTCCTGCAGTGATTTCAGTGCCAGCAAGGTTTGTACCAGCAAGGTTTGTTAAAATATCTGAATTAGAGAATGTTTTGGTAGTGTTATTATCACCAGAATTTAAATAACGAATGTATAATGCTGCAGCATCTGCGCCACCAGAAACAGTGTAATGGATTACCTGTGCTTGTACACCAGCAGCGTTTTCAATAATTAAACCAGCAAATTTAGCCACAACAGTATCGGCAAGAACACCACTATATGTTGATTCTAATTTAACATAACCAATTTTAGTATCAATACCGATAGCACCTGGAATAACCAGAGAGCCTTCTTTAAATACATGATCGCCAAAACGAGAAATTTGATTTTGCAGAATAGTCTGCATTTGAGTTAGTTCTCGTGCTTGGACAGCATATCCTGGACGATAAAGAATTTTCAAGAATCTTTTTGATTCATTGAAATCGTCGTAATACGGTTCGGTGTTAAAATCAATAGCCATTCGTAGGTTTCTCTTTAGTTGGTTCTAATCTATTTATGTTAGAATTTGATAACTGTTCTTAAAGTAACTGTTTCATCAGCTGAAGGTGTGAACCCAGCTTTGTTATCAATAAACATTAACTGACCAGAATATTTATCTATGGTTGGAGCACCCACTGAGGAAACAGTGAAAGTATATCCATCGGCATTTGAAAAAGTATCATTAGTTAAAGGGGTATCATTATCTAATGATTGTAATAGTGCGCTGGAAGCAGAGGATGCAACTACACGATATCTTCTATCAAAGGGATCTCCTCCAATAGTTCTAGTTACTGTAACATCAGTATCTCTTGGGAATTGTGTAGTGTTAACTGATGCTTGCACAATAAAACATCCTGAACCGATCGTTCCTTGAAATCTTTGGTCAGAATTATATTGATTTGGATTTTTTATAATACCCAACTGACGATAGTCGTTGTTTACAGAAACTCCCTGATTTAAGTCAGTTGATACATTACTGTAAAACATTAATGTTTGTGCAAATAATTCATTTGGGGCATTTTTACCATGACCACCGAATGGACACATAATTGCTCTTAAACGAGCACCTTGCCCATTTCCTGTAACAACTACATTAGCAAAGGTATAATTTTGTCCTGGATTTGTTATATTAATTTTAGTAATTTTACCTAAAGAGGTATCAATAGTAGCAGTTGCCGTAGCACCAGTCCCATCTCCTTGGATTTCAATATCTGCCACACCATAACTATATCCACCAGATATAATTTTGATTGCATTAATAGTTCCAGGTGATGTTAAAATTTCATTATTTGCTTGAAGTGATTGAATGGTTCCAATACCAAGTTCTGCTTTTAGTTCGGCATTGTCTCCATCACCTGTAACTGTAATAGTGGCTGTTGAATATCCAATTCCAGGTTTTTGAATAATAATATTAACTATTTGACCAGAATCAAAAACTGGGAGCAATTTGGCTTCAGATTTTGATGTTAAGAAAGATAGTTCTGCTGTTGCAGTTCCAGCTCGAGTAGCATCTGTAATAGTAATTGTTGGAGCAGCTGAATAACCAGAACCAAATCTACGAACAACTTCACCAGTAGCTTGGATACCAGCATATGTTAATGCAGCTGGAACTCCAAGATATAATAAATCAGCGGTTCCATTAGTTACAGTACCAGTGGTATGTGACGGAACAGTAGAGGCATGCGTTGTACCAGCAGTTGTAACTTTATATAATCTACCAGAAACATGAACAGTACTATTTAAAGCCACTGCAGTTGAAGATGCAAAAGCTGGAGAGTTTATTACTGTTCCAGATGTATGGGAAGGTGCAACTGATCCGAAAAAGCCAGCAGTAGATATAGTATATAATTTACCAGACTGAAAATATTGTTCACCAATTAATACTGCAGAAAGAGCAGACCATTGAGTTCCAAATGTTACAGTTGGGTTGCTCGTGTAATTATCACCCTGATTTGTTACAGTAGAATATATTACAGAACCATTATTTAATTTAGATAAAGCAGAAGCATCAGAACCACTCCCACCAGAAAATGTTACTATTGGAGCAGTAGTATAGCCAGATCCAGCGTTTAACATGTTAATTTCTCTAACACCACCAAGTAATGTTATACTAGAAATAGATTTTGTAGTCGCAGTTCCAGTTCCTGTTCCTGCGCCAGTAGCAGTGAAAGTAGCAGCAACTGCAGGTTGACCAGTTATTGTGGTTGATGATACTGTCTGAGAAGCACTAACTGTATAAGTTCCTGTGCCACCAGTACCTGTTCCAAGAGCGGTAATATAAGTCCCAGCGGTAATCCCAGTTCCAGTAATGTAAGTACCAACAGCCAATGCACCAGAACCGAGTGAGGATACTGTTAATGTTGTTGTAGAAATAGCACCAATAACTACTGCCGAAGCTGTACCTCCAATTGTTACAAAATTAGTAGTTCCAAGAGATGCTATTGTATATTTTACACCAGTAATAAATGAGCCAGCAGTTACAGTAGTATTTGCCGTATTTACAGTTCCCTTAACTCTACTTCCAAGATACTTTAATGCAGTAGTATTATTTTGTACAGTGCCTACTCTATGAGTTGGCTCTGACGAAGACATAGTTCCTGGAGTTATAACCTCATAAAAATCAAACACGCTATTATAAATTTTTTGTCCTAAAAATACTGCTGAATCTGCAATAAATGCAGTGGCATTTAAAGTAGGATCGCCAAATGTTACTGTTGGACTAATATATCCATTACCACCAGAGGCAACTGAAATGCTAGTCAAAAATGTTGGATCTTCTTCTAAGTATCCATCACCAGAAACAGTTAGTGTTGCGGTAGTGTATCCAGTTCCTTTATTATTAATAATAATGTTATCCATGGCACCATTAGAATAAAACTGATTGGTGAGAGCAGAAACCACTGGCATCTGATCCTCGGATAAAAATTTATTTCTTAAATTAATAGGCACAGTATACATAAATTTCCAAACATAACCATCAGATGTTGTGATTGGAGAGGTAGATGTACCTAGTGGTTTAGCAGTTGATCTAGCATTGTTATTATTATCTAAACATTTATAGACATTATAATCTTCTGTTAGAACATAGAAATTTGATTCTTCAAGTTTTTGTTTGCCAGAAGGAGCAATATTAACAATTGCTTGTAACACTGCGCCTGTTCCACCACCACCAGTTACTGTTACAGTTGGTACAGAAGTATATCCAGATCCTCGTGATGAATTAGTAATTCCTTGTGCTATTAATGAAGCAAAATCATACTCAATATCAATAATAGAACCATCATAAACTACTGGATAATATTTTGCTCCAGTTCCGCCACCGCCTGTAATAGTAATTGTTGGTAGTGTAGTATAACCCGTTCCACCGCTAACAATATTAATACCAATAACCTCTGTTGAGTACTCATCATCATACATATCATAAATTGTATTGGTAGTCCAGTTCACACGAGGAATAACAAATGACACATCCGATGTAGAAATAGATTTCATTGTAATAATGTCATCACGAACTAATCGTTCATATGCATAACTGTCTACTGGATATGGTGGTGCAGCTTCATCGCTCCATTGCAATGTTTTACCAAGGAAATAGTAGTAATTACTACTTCTGGTTGTTACATCCTTGTAAACACCCTCTGCAAGAGTTTTATGCAGGATTGTCTTAATTAGAGAAGATGATGTCGCCATTTAGCAGAACCTTAAACTTAAATTAACTTACTGTTACAACCCATGTTACAGCAATAGTGTCGCCAGATCCCTTAGTGACAACTGGGAATATAGTACGACAAAGCATAGTACCACCAGAAGAAGCATTAAAAATTCCTGCTTCAGTAATAGCACCATCACCAGTACCAGCTGGAAATGAAGCCGTGTATGTAATTGTGTTTGTAGAAACTGTGTTACCTGATAATGAAACACGACCAGTTTGAGTACCAAGTGTAGTATCACTTGCACCTGGAGAAGTAGAACCAGTACCAATACCCATGTGGGTCATTGCAGCTGGACTGTTAGTGGTGGTTTTAATCATTGACGAAGCAATGAAGTTTTTACCAGATGTTACAACTAAGTTAGGTACTTCAAAATCTTGAAGTATAACACCTTGTGCATTAGTTTTAACGATGCGAACTTTACCTGTCGCTTTTAGGTTTTCTTTTTGTTGAATCATAGGAATCTCCTTGTTAATTTTATAGAGTGCTAAAAGTGGACTCTCTTGAACCCACTGAATATTCGTCATCAAATATGATGTAATCTTGCCCATAATAAGAATTTAACTGCACATAACCTTCATGGTCTTGTGTAGGTAATATATCAGGATCGGCTTCTGTATACAGATATTTATCTGTGCTTAAACGAAGGATATCAGTTATTAATGGAGTATCTGATAATGGTTTAGTAATATCAAAGTTACTAATAGAATCAGTCCATGTTCCAACGCTAGTATCTGTTAATCCTTTACCAATAGTAAATACAGCAGTACTATCGGTCATTCCATCATATGTAGTGCTTAATGCTTTATCAAATAACTGTACAAAACTATCTGTTGGTGTATCTATTGAGTCATCCAGTGCTTTACTAAAAACTCTTACAATATAACTATCTGATGGTGTGTCTATTGAATCTGATGCAACCTTTGTAAAAGTTAATGCCACCCCTCCAGTATCTGCTGCGCTAAAAATATCTTCAATACCAATACCCAGAGATTTAACTAAAGATTCTAGTTCAATACTTAAATCAATATTATTGGTAATATTGTATTCACCAAACAGTGCCATGCCAGCTGGATGCAGCATAGTCTTAACTGCTGATTTATATGAGTCTAATCTTTCATCAATTCTTATAACATAAGAAAATGCTTGATAATATTTACTGTCTTGAATAAAAATAGAGTCATCCAAGAATCCTGCATTAGATGTAAAGTATCCTGGATACTTTACAAGAGCACCAAGATTAACCTCAATAATAGCTGGATCATCAGAAGCAACTTGAGCATTTCTATAGTTCAATGAAAACTCACGAATAATAGAACCAGAATATGTACCATCAACATATTCATAGGTAACATAGTCTCCAAGGTTAACATAACCTTGTTCATCAAAACCTAAAGTTCTATCGCCAATTGTTTGAACAATAGATCCTGTTCCACCTTCTTCTAGTGGTGCACCAGATCTACTAGATGATGCACTAGAAATTGCTAATTGGGTAGCGTTAACAGTGTTAGAAGCTAATATGTTTACAGCAAAATCTGCAGTATATCCGATACCAAATTTAATAAATTCTGCATATTTAATACCATTGTCTTCATCTACTGCTGTTACTTTTAATAGAGCACCAGTTCCAGTTCCAGATCGAACTTCAAACACCTGACCAATACGGAAGTTTTTTCCTGATTGTGTAATTTTTGGTGTTTGTGTTGCGGGTAAAATAGTAGCTTGGAATGTATCTTTATATTTAATTTTATCTGTTGGTTTTAAAACACCAAAGAATTTTTTATCAAGATAAAACTCATAAATGTTGCCACCAAGAGCAACAATGCGATCTACTTCACCAACTAGATCTTCTTTTCTGTCAACAAGAACTCTAATTAGTCTTGTTGCTGTTTGAATATCTACTAATTTACCAACTACATCAAGAGGGTTACCAAAATCAACCTTAGCAAAAACAGAAATTTCTTGGTTCCATCTACCATCAGATGCACGAAGCATCTGAGTACCTGGATATGTTAATTGTACTTTTTTACCAAATAGTAATCTAAACAAAAGTTTATATGATGCTTCAGATCCTTTTGATAGGTATTGATCTTTAATATGAGTTAATAAAAATCTTTCATCACCCACTACATTTGGCAGATTGTGCGCTAGCTCTTTTTTAAATTCAACAATAAACTCGTCTAGAGTTTGATCAATATCTCGAGCAGTAGAAAGATCTACTCCCTGCTCTTGCAAATATTCATAGTATGCTTCTACGAAAGCAACAAATGTTGGATAGTCTTCCCTTATGAATTCAGGGATCTGTCTAGAAACAACAGATGATAATTGAGTTCTTGACATTATGATCTAATTGAGTTGAACTGATAATTGTACCCAGCACCGAGATCGCCATTTGCAGTATTGTCTGCGATGGCAGTAACATCCAACAGTGTTGAATCGATTTGCACAATTTGATTTAATGCTGATACAATGTCATATGATTCTGGTTTAACTTGCCATTCAAAAAATGCACCTTCTAAAGATGTAATATTTAATGCATTAACAAGGATTAATCCTTTTTCATAGTCAATAGTTCCTTGTGTTCTGTTAACAAATACTTTTTCTAGGCTTGAATTTAGATAATATAAACGAATGTTACCCACAGAATCATCATCAAGATAATGAACTTGAATGCTACCTGGAACATAGAATCCCGTTGAAGCAAAAACCTCACCTTGTTTACCACCATCCTGAGAAATAGGATTAATTAAATTTAAAACATATTGAGCATTAACACCATACTGTGGAGTATGTGGGTGACGAACCATTAATCGAGTAATGTTATTAATAATAGAAGAATCTGATTGATCAATAATGCCTGTTAGTTTTGTATAACGAAGCATACCATCAAATTTCTGTAGTTCATTTGTATCATAAGCAAGAATAGCATTTTTAACAATTGTTTCAATTTGTGCTGCAGTCTTACTTGTTTCTTTAGGATTATAGTGAACGAATGTTGTAACTTTAATATTAAAATACTCTGGATCAACAATTTCTGGAGTAATAGAAACCACACTTCGTGGATTAAGAATTTCAGTTGATATTAATTCTTTTTGTTGGTTAGTTAATTTACTGGCATCTTTTGGTTTAACACAAATAAATGTTTTTCCATAAACTGGAGGATTATTATCTTCACCACCCCAAACTGACACTGTTTGTGCAGCAGGAAATTTACTATAAATTAATGCTTTGTAGTCGTCAGGTGTAACAGCACGATTTTGTGCAGCAAATAATCGTGGTGCATTAAATTTAATTGAATCCAGATCTTCTGAAGCAGAACCATTTATCGCAGGACTAACAGTAGTCACTGAAAGATTACTACCCAACACTGATGAACCATTATATGTAAAAATGTTGGCAGAATTTGGTGCTTCTAAACTAGAAACAAAATAATTGATTGTTACTACATTACCATTACTCACTGCAGTACCAAGAACTCCATCACCAAAAGTGATCTCATAAAGACCATCATCAATTTCTTTTAAGAAATATACTTTTGTAGTATCATTCACCGATGTTAAATCTTCTGCTCTTGTAAATGTTTCATATATGTCTGAGGTTGAAGATTCTTGAACTTCAATAGACAAAGTAGAAATATCAATATTTGCATTTGGTATAATATAACGAACACCAGTTGCCACAGTATATTTAAATGATAGCGGAGTGCCTTCAACGAGTGTTAAGTTAGAAAAAGTGTAACTACCAGCAGTGCTTCTTGCAGTGGTCACATCTTCTAAATTATAGAAAACATAAGACACACCATCAATAGAAGTTAAGAATGGTTGTTGCGCATTTAATGTTGCAACAGCTGGGCTGGAAGTTGGAGCAGCGATGCTTGCATTAACAATGGCTCTTGCGCATACTGCAGATCTTGGGGTATAACCAAGCATCTTTGAAAGAGAAACTACAGACGCTCTCTTGCTGGCAGAGTCAAGGAACATTTCATTAACAGCAAGGTTAGTATAAACACCATTGTAGTGAGTGTTATATGCCAGTAAATCTATAAGAACAGAAAGACCAGATCCCTCAAAGTCATAATCTGAAAATTCAGCTTGTGCCTTTAGGAATGTTTTAAGATTAGTTTTAATGGTATCAAAGTCTAACTCTGATACCTTCATTCTTTTACTGTTTGTTGTGATTGCCATTTATCGTGTTCTCTCTAACGCTAATTCGAGAGTTATTGGTCTCTCGGTGTTTACTATTGTAAATTCTAAAGTTACATAAACTTCATTTGCATCGGAATAATCGTCCACCCTAACATCAATAATATTAACTCGTGGTTCAAAGTTATTAATCACATCGATGACTGCTCGCTGAAGCATAACATTAAACATTGGTCCAGGTAGATCGAACAGCAACTGTCTAATTGGAGAACCAATTTCACTATGAAATGGTCTCTCAAAATTTCGAGTCAATAACAAATTCTTGACGGACTGCTTAATAGCGTCATCGTCATATCGGCGAGTTATATCCTTCGTCACTGGATGCTTAGTGAAGGTAAGGTCTAAATCCGAGAATATTCTTGTGTTTCGTGCCATATCGTTTATTTAGGTTATTCTATGAAAGAGTTATTAGAACCTTGTGCTATTGCATCACCACATTGGATACTATCTCCAATTCTAGCTGCTTTTTTACCTTCAATGTAAGTCTTACTCGCTCCACTACTGGGAATACGGATATCAGAATTGTGTGTAGTAATCCCGCAAGAATGCGCTGCAAATTTACAATTAGAATCTACAACTCCAGCCAATTTACCATTAAAATAGGTTTTAGCCACTGGGGTAGTTATAAGTGCAGTCGGTGCAAAACACCCATGCCCTGTGCTTTTATCTCCGATTGTTGCTACGGCAGGCATTATCTTCCAATCCTTGTTTGCGCAATGGCATTTATTAAAGCAGTCTTACCTGTATCCCAGTTAAATGTAGAAACAACAGTATAAGTCTGTTGTACATCTGGACCAATATCATTGTTATCTTTAGCAGTAACAGTATAACTATAAGTCACAGTTTGTACAGTTGGTGCAGTAAAAGAACATATCTCATACGAATTTGCAATATCATTAAAATTAGTAACAGTATTATATGTTTTATCTTTAGTCAAATAGGTGATAATGCTTCCGCCATGGAATTCTGCGTCATACTGTCCAGAAATACTATTAGTACCAACAGTCATTAGAGCATTAGGTTTATCTGTAGTGATTCCAGTAACTGCGTAATCAGTTAATGGATCTGGATCAACATAAGAAAATGACTGCGAATAGCTAGTATAAACAGACAACTGATCCACAGTCTTCAAAGCAGTAGTAGAAGGAGTCCAAGGCATTACGCTGCTTTCGGAGGTATAGTGTCTAACAATACGAATCCAGAAGGAATACCTTTTGAATCTCGTTTATAAACTTTATCATTTACCATAGTGAATGCTTGTTTTCTTCCACCTTTTGATTTAAAGGACACATGGATCCAGCAAGATTCTGGGAAACGATACTCTAAAATTAACTGGTCATATGGAAGGATCTTTTCAAGTTGTTGAATAAACTCGTATGTTTTGCCATATTTGTCTGGAAGCATAATACCAATATCCAATGCTTGTCCTTTACAGTGGTCTGATGTTGGTGACTCATTAGCAACAACACCCTTTAAACGATAACCTGAATTAATCTTCCACTGTTTCTTATATCCACCAATACCACCTGGAAGAACATTTACTGCTGGCTCAAGAAGATTCTGACATGTTAGAGCCAGATTACATACAATTTCCTGAGCCTTGTATAATCTTTCTGGTGCTTCTCTACTATCTTTAAGCATTTGGTCAACAAGTTTATGTTTACCACCAACACCACCATCCATTAACATCCCAAGAGTAAAGTTCTGTGACATTCTAAAGTCATTTGTAAACTCTTTAGATGCGTAAATAATATCGCAACTAACTGGAACTGTCGTGGTAGAACCACCTGATGGTTTTGGTGCTTCTTCTGTGGCAACTGGTATTGGCGCACCAACAACACCTTCTTTTCTACTAGTTTCTGCAGATGCTGCACGACCCTCTGGTGTGTCAAAGTCATCTGGAGTTTCAGCAACAGTTTTTTCTTCAAACTGTCTTTCTGGAGGAATAGCAAAAGGAACAACTGGAGATATTGGATTACCCACTGGTGGAGGAGTTAAGTCTACCTCAGGTGTAACAATAGTTTCGCTACCAGCTGCACCATTACCAAATTGACCTTCAGCATAATCTGCGGATAATGTTCCACCTGCAAGGATATCCATACTACCACTTGATTGAAGATTAACTGTGGCACCAAATAGATTAAATCCTTCATCTGCAGCAACTGAAACTGCAGCACCATTCACAGCATAATTAGTGTCTGCTCTTTGGTTAATATTTGCAGCTTGAATATCAATATCACCAACTGCTTTAATGAGGATGTCGCCACCTGCAGACATGTAGATGTCATTGGCAACACCGATGTCTAGATTTTGTCCAACAGTAAGGGTAGCATTTTGTTCAACTTGAATATTGGCATCTGTTCGAGCATAGATGTTTGCATTGCCACTTACGGTAATGTTTAATTCACCAGCTACTGATAAACAACCATTTCTTTCCATGACAACAAAGTTATCTCCAACAATGAAATTTACCTGTGTTCCGTTTGGATCAATTTCACTAAATGTGCCTGATCTATGGTAAGTGTTTATTCTTTCATATCCTGGAGTATCATCAAATTCTTGTAGGTGACCAGATTCTGTTTCAAGCACTTTATTAAACGGATACTTTGCTCCATATGGTGCTTCTGGTTGATCCCATGTTCCATTGTCAAGTGCTTTTGGCACACCTAACTTACGGATGGCATCTTTCTTTTTAATAACTGTGCCTTCAATAATACCACGAGCAAGACGATTTGTATCTGGCTCTCCAATGTATTCCTTTAGAGGATACTTGTTATTTGGATCTCTAAATCCAGTGGTGCCAGAACCACTACTGATAGATTCAGGAGATGGTTGTGGTGTTGTAACAATACCTACTGGTGGTTTGTCTGGAATCGGTGGATTTGCATCTTTCTCTGGAGCACCAACATCTGGTGACTGTCCGTAGAAATATTCGTAGTATGATTTCTTTCTTGCTGAAATGTCAGGTGAGTTTACACCGACTGCTTGTTTTGCTGCAAGAAAATATCCAGGATGGTCATTAGTATTAACACCCTTTGGTACTCTGTCTTTAATATACAATGCAGCAACCAACGCTGATACATTAATGTCAGCGTCAAGTGAGTCTGGATTATTGACAATGTCAAGATTCAATCCCATGGCATTGGCGAGTTTTTGATATCTTGTGTAGTTTGATTTACCAGTTAGTTGAATAAATCCACGACCAAAATACTTACCACCATCTGCATCTGTTTGATTACCAAGGAATCCCTTTCCTCGTTTTGTTGGACCATATGCCCATGAGAAAAATTCTGCTCTTGTTAATCCTCGTTTTTGAGCATTAGCATACTTAGCAATATCTTCTGGAGTGGCAAATGAATAAATTGTTTTAAGACGAGCCTCAGAATAATTGTATGCTTCTAACTGAGGAATCCAAGTGCTCTCACCACCAGCAATACCAAGCAATGCGCACTTCTGTTCTTTAGTGGTTAATCCAACTTTATCACAAGCTGCAATTAATGCTTTAATACCTTCTGATGATTTGTTTGGATTACTTGAGGACTTCGCTGGAGGTATAGTAGGGATTGATACATTACTAGCTGTAGCTTTCACAGGATTTGCACTAGTGCCTGTAACTACTGGAGTCCCATCGCTGGTAACAAGATTAGTAACTTTACTTTCTGCAACAGCAGCAAGGTTTGTTGGTGCAGCTTGAAACTTTACAATATTCTCTTGATAGTTTACAACTGCATTACTTACTGTAATTCTAGTTCCGCTATCAACAGAAACAATAAAGGTATCAGATGGAAGACCAAATGCCAATACTTTCATATTGGCTTTTAAATCTTTGGTTAAAGTAGTTGATCCAGTATCTTTATCGTAAAAAGTTAATTGTGTTCCATTTGTTGGACCAGGAATAGTTCTTAGTTCTAGGTTTTCAATTTTACCACCAGAACCGATAGGTGCGTCATCTTCTTGATCAATCGGTGCTGGCGCAGAAGGAATACCACCAACAGTACCAATCATAATTGGTTGTTGATTATCGTCATCAGCAAATATGATAATTACGGAAGTGCCTTCAACTGGACCAATCGGAGATGATCCAATACCATTCATTGCAGCAGAAGTAACTGACTGCATTGGGTGTGCCCATGGCAAATCTGCAGTAGGAAGCTGTGATTTATCGTGAGTGTGTAATCCAACTACTCGGACTTGACAACGACCAAGTTTTAATGGATCACTTCTATTTTCTACGACACCATAGTGAAAATTCATTATTTGTTCCTATTCATATCCATCTGAGATGATTCTTTAATTAGTTCCATATAACACTCATGTTTTTCTCTGTCTACATAATGATTGATGGCAGCAATAATATAATACCCTGAAAACATTTTGTCAGTGATATCTTTATCTTTTGGAGATAATGGTTCTATTCTATTTAACACCACACCAACTTTTTGTCCAACAGTGTAATCAGTTCTTCCTGGAACTGTGATGCTAATTTTATTGGCTTCTGCCAATTTCATTAAAGATGCTCGTTCTTGAAAAGTCTTTGAATTAGTGACATCTCCAAACCCATTAAAATTACCGTAGTCTTTAGGGTAATTAATAAGAGTGGAGTTTGATCTAAAAATAGCTCTATCAGAATTGATTGGATATTTGTTTAGATGTTTTTGCTGATCAAATCTTTGAAACATATTATAGTTTTTAACTGAATATGTTTTCTTTGTAACATCATACATAATCTGTCTTGATGATAACATACCATTGCGGATTCTATCCATGTAATCGTATGCTACTGGAATACTAATATCTGTAATTCTTTTATAATCTTCATTCACATTTCTAACATCGCCACCATTGGGTAATTTATCACGACTAT